TTTCAGTAAGAAGGGATGTTGCCCATTCTTTACAATAACACAATCATTGAAATTTGTACATAGTTTTTTTACGTCTTCTTCGAAGATATAAGAAAGAGATTGCTGTCTCTTCAACCATTCATTGTACACTTTCTCTGAGTCATCATCAAACAGATCGCCGATCCATTTTAAATCGCCATCAATAAAGTTGGCGACCAGATATTTGAGAGGATCTTTGTGTTTTGACAACTTATAGAATTGATACTTGTCCTTACGTACATCAAAGCTCGAAGGCTTGGCTCCGATCCTGCCGTTGTATTTGATGTAGTCGTAGCTATCTGTTGTGAAGTGATTTTTAAGGGCAAGAAAGGTAGTGTAGCTCTCGAATGGAGTCATACTGGTAACTTTGCCCTCTTTGGCATGAAGTTGAGTTCTTCTGCTTCGTCTTGAAGCTTTGCCTTAATACGAATGTTGCTACGAATAATACTCGCTGCAGCCTCGATCTCGATGTTATTTTTTTCACAATAGTGGACGACGGCATCCATATAATCTAAATTATAATTGATAACCAATCGTTCAATTTCTTTAATGAACTTTTCAGAAGTCAGTGCTTTTGTTGAAATGACGTCGTCCATCATGATATAATTATCCTCTATAAAAAATGTGTGCGCCAATTTTAGTCGTACGATCAAAGACTCTGCCCCATGATGGGCTTACATAGTCTGCGTGGTAAAATTTTGCGCCTTTTGTAACGTCAGTGTAGTTACCTAGATATACGTCTTCAGCAACATCTGTTGCCTTACGATATGCTGTCATATCAGCTATTCGCTTTCCTCCCTCACACTTCCATGAAAATTGGCATACACCTTTGGCCTTTTGATTAATGACCGCGCATGGTGTCTTTGGGAATCTTTTGTCTTTTACGCGATTCAATACTACATTGTTCACCGCGATTTTGCCTTTCGTCGGCTCATGACCTGCTTCGAAATATGTATTCTCAGCCATGCATTTGATTTGTTGTCTGTCATGCCGATTGAGATACACAGCTTCTTTGACAACAATCTTTTTTTCGATTACCTGAACCACAGGAACTTTTACGATCTGTATTTCAGGCTGTTTAGTTGGAGTAGCCAAAGCCACACCTGTGACTGCGATAATACCTATGACAAAGCCTTCTGCCCAGCGTAGGTACGGGAAATCTTTTCTGTTTTCGAAAAGTTTCATGTTTGTCCTCTTAGTCTCAATGACTTTGGCAAACAGAGACTACTTTCCAGGCATCTCAGCCATATAGTTTTCTGTCGCTATAAGAAGATACACAAGAGAATAACGAAGTATCTTCCATCCATTTCCCTCTTACTGGAAATGCAAAATCATTAGTGTTTTCGTCGGTGACATCCGAATGATGCCGCTTTCTAGCCATCTAAGACTTGAAGTTTTTGTAAGAGTCAATGGAGGATTTCAACCTCCGTCATATTTTATTTATACTATCCCCAGCGGTTTTCTGGCGACTCGTAGCACCAGCAATTCAACTGGTAGTAAAGTGGCCCGTTCTGTTTTTTATAAATAGATGGTAGTCGCGGATGGCCGTCCCACTACCACTAATTCTGTTAGGAGAACCAGCATGACTATTTATCATAAGCACCATATTTTCCCAAAACACATGGGTGGATCAGATGATCCAAGTAATATAGTAGAACTTACTATAGAAGAACATGCCGAAGCCCACAAAATATTATATGAACAATTCGGAAATGAATATGACCGAATTGCGTGGCTCGGTTTAACTAATTCAATAGATTCACAAGAACTAGCATATTTAAAACAAGCCGAAGGTGGTCGTTACGTTCAAAGAATGAATCGTAATCTGCCATCTATTGGTGGAAAAGCACTCTGGTCAAAACCCGGAATGAGAGAGTATCTCATTGAGAAAAGAAAAGAACAGAGTCGACTTGGTAAAAATCCTATGCAAGGTAAAAAACAAAACAGAGCATCTTGTGCTTTATGCAAAAGAGAATTACCAGTAAACGCTTTAACACAACATCATAAAAAATGCAAACCCTAGTTTTTCTGTTCCAAGGGAAACTAGGAAACCCGTGTAGATCATGCCGCTAGGCGGATATCTGCAAAGCTATCGTTATCGTTAGCATTTATGTTTTGTGGCACTTTGCCAAGCAATCAGTCTCGAACCGCCCTATTACACGAAAATCGAATTCCAAGGTCACCCCCATCATAGACACACTGTCATCACAACCATACTTCTCAGTGTGTCTATGGTGGAGGTGCGGGGAGTCGAACCCCGGTCTTTCCGCCTTTATTGTTGATTGTCAACAACTGATATTCTATTTATACCCTAACGGGCTTTAATTGTACATGCTTAATTGCACCAAGACTGTTTTGCATCACCAAAATATGCACGCGCAAAACCGTTCTTGATAAGCAGTTCGCGAAGGCTCATGCCATCAAATAGCATGTCTCCGAGGACACGACCACCGAACTTGTCCCAATCATACAGAACAACCTGATGCTTCTTTGTAGCAGAAATCAAATCTTTGACAAAGACAGAAGCCTGTTCTCCGCGCACTTTTTCGCTCTCACACTTTGCACGAAAGCTTTTTTCAGGTGTATCGACACCAAAGATACGAACACCAAGCTCAGGCTTCAAAGGAGCTGGCAAGTACGGCGCAGCAATGACAATCGTATCACCATCAATGGCGCGGATAATCTTCGTATCATATGTCACACCGACAGGAGTCTTCTGTGCGATAGCTGGAGTTGCCAGCATGATGAGTGCTAGCGCAATAAAATTCTTCATATATTTTCCTTAGTTACAACGGGTTTCCCAGTAAACGTAGCGTTCGCCACGATACCATTCGGTGATTTGTTCACGAACGCAATAGCGTCTATCATATCGATAATCAGGTGGATAGTAGCGGTTATCATCACGAGGATTTTGGTTTCTTCCCTGATCGCGATTGTCTGAGCTGAGTGCACCTACAACGATACCACCGATGATAGCTCCACAGAGCCAACCACAGCCTCCTCCGCGCCGCTGATTTTGATCGCGCTGCTCTCTGCGGTCATTGCGATCATTGTTTTGTGCAAGCGCTGGAGCAGAGATGAGCATGCTGCTGACAATTGCAAGTGTAAGAATCTTTTTCATATTAGAACCTTTCATTCATATCAGCAAACATGACTCGTTTTTTTGGATCACCATTGGTAATGCAGCGAGTGAGTGTAAGAGCTTCTTTATAATTTTTCGTATGGAATTTTACCGGAAAGATGATCTCTTCATCCTCGATTTCCAATGCTATTCCGACAAAGTAAGTACCGTTTTCTTCTACCATAAACGTATTTATAATTGGGAGAACCGAAGCTCTCCCAACCATATTATGCGGCGTCTGCAAACTCCACCGCAGTTTCCAACGCCTTCGTCTTCAGGTTCTTGTTTGAACCGTACCAAGCAGAAGTCATACGATTATCTGCATTACGACCAATCATGTGATCAGTCATGAAGGTGACTGCGTTGAAAGCCTGCCACCAGCTGCCTTCGCCGTATTCGGCACCAGGCTGTTGGTCCATGATTTCGAGAGCGATACCAGCATTCTTACTGAGATCTTTCTTCGAACCAGTGACAGGGAACACACGCTGGAAATACTCGACGATGTTCTCGTCAGTGTAACGCTTCGAACCAAGATAAGCAGCCATTTCCTTGTACTTGGCAAGCTTTTCCTTGGCGACACCGAGTGTTTCCTTGACAACGTCACCGTCAAACTCGCGGCGATGGCTAACCTTGACAATCTTGCTCGACTGGCTGTTCAGCGAGAGAGTGAGAGTGTTGTTGCAAACAACGCGAACTGGAGTGAAGCGAACATCGATCGACCAACCATACTTATGTGGATTGGTGAAGAGAAGATAGGAATCAACGCGATCGCCTTTGAACAACTCGAAGGAATCCTTCACCTTTGCCAAGGCCCAAACAAGCTGACCATCGCGAAGCGAACCAGCGGTGTGCATTTCCATTTCACCAGCCGCAACGAAATCATTGAAGAATTCAAATGCCGATTCGTTCTGATTCGGAACCCAATCGTTGGTGATCACGTCGAGGATCTTGTTGTCGACGTCGCGAACCAGAGCGGAGCGGCCAATATCAACCTGCTTACCACCGATGTCGGCGTAAGCAGGAACTGGATTGACCTTCCAGTCAAGGTTTGCTGCCTTCAGCATCTGAGCAGGAGTGAGGTCGTTCGAGACCTTCGTGCCGAGGTGATGCCATGGTGTTTCGCCTGCATAAGCCATCGAAGCCTTGCCGTCGAGAAATTCAATCATATGAGCCATAATATAGTTTCCTTTTTCAATTTGGTATAACCATTCTACCATAGAATGGCATATTTGTACATGTTTAATTTACGCGGGAGTAATAATCCAAAAACCTGCGAACAGGATTGGAGCCATAATGAGGAAAGCGAGGCTCGCAAGCATCTCGTTGCGAAACTCTGCAGGAGTCATAGTAGCCTTCATATCGGTGATAACTTGAATAATCTTGTTCATGTTTGCTTCCTTCTTCATTATAGGTCCACCTTACATTGTTTTCGAAATATTGTACATGTTTATTTTTCGATAAAATCAGAAACTAGCTGAAAAAAGTCATCAGGCTTTTCGTCCTCGAGGACCATCAGATAGTCACGAACATCTTCTGTGATGCCATGCTTGGCAAAATATGCGGCGATGCATCGCTGAACGGTATCGATACCAAAGTATCCAATCACAGGAGATTTTGTCATACATCGTTCTCCATCTGATCGACCATAATCTCGATGATACGTTCGAAGTCATCATCTGGATGCAGCATATAGTCTGCAGAGATATCGCTATACATTTCAGCGCAAGTCTTCATAGTTTCAACACCATGAGTTCCACCAAGGGCTTCATAGATGAAATCGAAAGGATCATCTTGTGCAAGGATATATTCAAAAAGTTGAGTCATAATCACATCTCCATCATACGTTCAAAGGCAAAACGCTCGGCAAGAGCGTCGTGAATCAACGTGCAGTCACGGAATGTGACCTTAAACTTCATCATCTCAAGCGCAGTGTCGGCGAGACGGGTAATCGAGTAGTTAGAAGGTGACTTCTCGTTGTAGTACTCGATATAGATCCAGTCGATCATATTACCAGCAGCGTTCATAGCTTTCATGATCTTCACAACTTCACCGCGGATGGTACCAGCAGCAGACTCGTAGCGAACGCGGTCACCGATAAGGATAGTCTTTGGAGCAGTCATTTTCGTTTCCTTCTTCATTATAGGTCCACCTTACATTGTTTTCGAAATATTGTACATGTTTATTTTCGAAAATTAGAGGTAATTTTCGGTTTTGAATCGGTTGAGAATTTCGAGAAGAGTGAAGGTGATGGTAATGGTAGGATTTCCGGAAGGGGTATCGGAGTTATAGTTAATGTTGATGATGTGAGGATAGTAAGGAGTGAGGGTTTCGAAAATGTTGTGGTTATAGTCGAAATCGAATGTGATGGTATTGGTCATGTTTTTTCTCCTTAGCTTATTATTCATACTACCAAAGTTTTCATAATTTGTACATGTTTATTGTCAAAAAAAATGCGACCGAAGCCGCATTTTCTTATCCGTACATTTTGTGATAGGATCGAACCAGATCCACCGCTTTCTCAAGGTATCGTTGAGGTCGTTCAACGAAGATCTGAGACTCGAGGGAGTCATCGACTCCAATGATGATGACGATATCCTTCACTAAGATACCTGTCATCTCCCATAGCATGTAAGAGTAGAGGCTCGCTTGTAGGAAATATCCTTCAATCCAATCCTTTCGCTTTAGCTTCGCAGACGTCTTATAATCGATGATCGACAGACGACCGTCGTAGTCTGCTATCAGATCACATGAACCTGCTAGCTTCAGATGATCAGAGAAAAGAGTACATTCAGTAGCACGAACCATGTCTACCTTCTCATCCAGAACCTTCTTAATCTGATTGAACATCATCATGTTATGAGGCATCGACGTATCGATGTCATTACCTAACACGTAGTTCTCACACATCGTATGGATGTTCGTTCCGCGAGTAGAGGCTCGAGCAGAAACTCGTGCAGCTTCATCCTCGCCGTCTCTTTTCCTCCAAGCTTCGAGCGCAGACTTATCCGTCATCTTGCCGAGAACGGCCGTCACAGACGGATATCGGTTGCCTTTAGGTGTTTCATAGAAACGTGTTGGTCCATCTATCCTTTGCAATTCAGCAAATTCTAGCAATTCGTATTCGAATTCTTTACGGTTGGAGACCGAGTTTTTGTCGAGCAATTATATATTCCTTCACTAGTTTCGAACGAACAATATCTTGTTCGAGAAAATCAACATGTACAAAGTCATTTAACTTACCGACGATTTTCATAAAATCCTTCAGTCCGTTACGTTCTTGTTCTTTCGTAAGATCTGATTGACGAAAGTCGCCACAGAATAATACTCTACAACCTTTACCAATACGAGTGATCACAGAATCCAGTTCATGGAAAGTCATGTTATTCACTTCATCTACAATCACGTAACAATTATTCATGGTAATGCCACGAATAAATGACGTCGAAATAAACTCGATCGCATTCTTCTGCTTGAGGATCTCATACGCATCAGACCGATCAAACAGTTCGGTACAGATGGCGTAATAAGGTGCCTCATAAACTTTCATCTTTTCTTTCTGATTGCCAGGAAGAAATCCCATATCTCGTGTCGGTACTACCGATCTTACAATGTAAATCTTATTTTGTACACCTTTATTTGACATGAGTGCATCAATAGTTTTTGAAAGAGCGATGAAGGTTTTGCCGGTACCAGCCATACCGTGTAACATCAGGTGTTTTCCGTCATCAAAAGCGTCAAACGCAATACGTTGATTTTCTGTGAGTGGATTGACAGTTTTTAAATTAAAATTTTGAGTCTTAAATGTCAGTCCTTCTTGCGTGTCACCATTTTGTCTAGCGACTCTTTTTTCTCTTTTTGTTAAACGTGCCTGGTTGTTATATTCCACTGGCTATCCTTATTTTTTATTGCGAGCTTTACTGACTGCCTCTCTAATCTTCGTGCTTTTAATATCTTTGTTACCGTGCTGTTGACCGAGCGGGGAGTAAGGGTTGGCATTACCGATTCTATTGAGTAGATCGTTAAAGCCCGAGTCATTCTTATGAGTCACTCCTGCTATTCCTGATACAAAATGAGGTGCGCCTATAATCTCTTCGATGCCCGAATTGTTTTCGAGGAAATCTCTTTTCTGTTGATAGTTAAAGAATTCCTCGAAAACTTCTCCAGTTTCTTTGAGTCTAAATTCGTATATAGGCATCAATAATCTTCATCTTCTATCAGATCTAACAATGTACTTTTTGTCTTAGAACGAAGGGCAGCTCGAAGCCTCTTCTCACTCAGGTGATGACGATGATCGTGTAATATATTTTTCGAATCGTCATATTCTTCATTATATTTTCTAAAACGCTTAACCGTGTTGCTCATTTGGAATTAACCCTGGAAAAGCTTCGTTGATTGTTGCGACGTTAAGTCCTTCGACTTTCTTATCTTTGACTGCAATCAAAAGACTTGCATCCTTCGGATGAAGAGACTCGAGAAGACCGATGAAAAGGTTTTCGCGCTGATGCTGCATCAGATCAGGACGATTACCATAGAGGTAGAGAGGCAGTGTACGCGCCTCTTTATAGAGTCGTCCTTCAGTGTCGAGCACTTCGCTCGGCTTATAAGGAGGAGCTCCTTCTGGTAGCCACCATCCTACGTTCGGATGGAATGCCAATTCAAGGATATACCGTAGTGTTTCATTGTCATACTGACGTAAGATAGAAACCTTTGACGGTGCATCTTTTACTTCCTTGACCAAGTCAAGGATCTCTGCGATCGCTAATGTTCTTTGCATATTAAAACTCGTTGATGCTTTCTAATAGAAGTTTGAGACGACGGTCGATAAAGTAGTTGAAGAGTTTATCTCTTCCTTTACCAGCTTGTTGCTCGTACTGCACGAGCACTTCCTTCTTAATATCAGGAGGAATGAAGTTGAGATCAACGAGCTGCTGATTGCGAAGATAGCCACGCAGCATCTTCTCGTCACAGAATTCCTTCGGATCTGCGTCGAGCCATTGATCTAATTTTTTCTGACTAATAGGTTTCTGTCTGGCACCGACAACGAACGTGTCATCTGCTGACAAAAAGTTGGGAACACCGTCGCCAGCATCGCCGCGAATGATGTGTTCTTTCATGAACTTATCGACATCGTTTGTCTTGCGCCACTTCTTCTGCACAGGATCAAACTGCTGTACGTTCATATAAGCTTGAAGCTGCACAAAGTCCTTGTCACCAGAAAGAATCAAGATCTTCTCGTTGGTATTACCATAGGTTTGTGCAAGAGTGCCGATAATGTCATCG